GCCCGTAAGGCATGGGCCGAGAACATTCTTGCGTTCTCAATCTTTGCCAAAGACAAACCTGATGCGGTGCTGTATCTCTACACCGAACCTGACGGCGCGATGGCTGGAATCAACTTGCCAACTTTGCTTGATGCTTGCGGTGTAGAAAAGGACCGATACAAGGTTGTCGATCAGTACGCCTATCGGCACGGTCTGCCGCAACAAATGATGGCGGCGATGTACACCGCATCAAATGTGTTGCTTGCCTGCTCGATGGGCGAAGGGTTCGGGATACCAGTCATTGAAGCCCAAGCCTGCGGATGTCGCGTCATCGTCTCAAACTTCACCGCGCAACCTGAACTTGTTGGCGACGGCTGGACGGTTGAGGGTCAGCCGTGGTGGGACGCGGCTCAGCAATCATGGTTCTTCACACCGAATGTGCCTGACATCGTGAAGTCGCTTGAGGCGGCCTATGACGCGCCTAGGAGCCTCTCAGACGACGCGATCACCCATGCCCTAGGGTACGGAGCCGATACGGTATTCGACCAGTATTGGAAGCCTGCGATGAAGGAGTTGTCAACATGGTGCCGGTCGTAATCATCCCAGTCTTAAACCGCTACGACCTGCTCGAGCGGTGTCTAGATTCGCTGGACTATCCAATAGAAAAACTGATCATCATCGATAACGGCGGCAAGATCGCACAGGACTGTTTGGTGATGCCACGAAACAGCAAACACGAAGAACGATTCATCCTTGACATGCCAAGCAATCTCGGTGTCGCAACATCTTGGAATCTTGGTATCAAGATGACACCGTTCGCAGCGGGTTGGATTCTTCTCAACTCGGATGCCTGGTTCATGCCGAACAAACTTGAAGAGTTCTGGAAGTCGTGTGATGTGAACGAGATTCATCTAACGGGTTCACCAGAGTGGGCGTGTGCGTGGATCGGTTCACAGGTTGTCAAAGAAGTCGGACTCTTCTGCGAAGCATTCCATCCCGCATACTTTGAAGACAACGACTATGAGCGTCGCGCCGTGCGCCTCGGCAAAAACATCCGCAAGTCACAAGACATCATTGTGCATGACAACTCGTCGACTCTTCTGGCCGATGTCGCCTATCAGGAGAAGAACGCGGCCACATTTCACGCGAATCATGAACTGTTCAAACTTCGTAACGCAAGACTTGACGCAGGTCAATGGGATCTGCAACGAAGACTGGATCTGAGTTGGGATTGATGAAACCGTATGTGATCTGGTCGCCTGACTACAGGCGGATCTCTGGTGGGATTCGAGTGCTGTATATTCTGGGCAAACTTCTTCGCGACCGCGGACTGCAAGCCGAGATGAAAATGACACACGGAAGATTCATCGACAACCCATGGTCGGTACCGGAATGTCATTACATACCACAAGACGCAATCCATGTGTATCCAGAAATCGTTCAAGGTAATCCATCAGGATCCGACAAAGTTGTGTGGTGGTTGTTGAACCATGCGAAGCGTGACGGTCTGCAATTTGTTTGGCATCCGAACATCGGCAAACAATCCGTGTTGAATGTCCCATATCTTGAACCAGACATCTTTCATCCTGGCAATGAAACGAGATCGGGTGTTCTTGTGTGGGTCGGCAAAGGGTATCGCGGCTACATACCTGAAGGCGCACGAGAGATCACCTATCAATGGCCTGGCACCAGAATCGAACTTGCCGATGTTCTCCGATCCGCGGAGTATCTAATCTCGTTCGATGCCTATACCGCGGTCGTGCATGAGGCGACATTGTGTGGCTGTCCAGTTGTCGTAATCGAACAAGAAGGCTGGGATGTCACCAACCTGACGAGCGGGCCGATGAAAGTGTTCGGTGCGGTTGATTGTGTCACCAAACTTGATGAAGCCAAAGCCCAAGTCGGCAAATCATTCCAGTCGTATCTCGACTACTTCCCGACGATGGCCGAACAACTAGATTCGTTCATAGAACAAACACAATCGTTGTGAAGTAAGATAAAGACACTATGGCAATCACCAACGGCTATGCCACACGCAACCAGATCAAGGCTGCGCTTCGAATCGGCACAGCCGACACACAAGACGACGACCTGATCGACAACTGTGCCGGTGCAGCGTCGCGTCTCATTGACGGTTATGCGAAAAACCGACAGTTCTGGGCTTACGGCTCGGCGACGGTTCGAGTGTTCACCGCAGCCGACTCATATGTTTGCGAGATCGACGACATCGCTTCGACCGCGATCACACTGAAAACTTCAACGCTTGCAGACGGTGTGTTTGATCTGACATGGTCCGCGACCGATTATCAACTTGAACCGACGAACGGAATCCTTGACGGCTTGACTGTTCCGTACACTCGGATTCGTGCGGTCGGCGACTATCTGTTCCCGACATTGAATGCAAACTTCGGTTCGGAAGCATTGGTGCAACTAACAGCAACATACGGTTGGCCTGCCGTGCCTGAACCGATCACACAAGCGGTGATCATTCAGGCGTCAAGAATCTTCAAGCGTTACGATTCACCGCTCGGCGTCGCCGGCTTCGGAGACTTGGGTGCGATACGAGTGACACGCGCACTCGACCCAGATGTCGCACAACTTGTCGAGCCATATCGCCGAATGCGGATGTTCGCATGACCGCAACAGTCACCGAGCTCAAAACAGGATTACAAACCCGTCTCGCGACGATCACGAACCTGCGCGCCTATGCTCAGCAACCCGATCAGGTGAACCCGTCGGTTGGCGGTATCGCCTGGCCGACACTCGAATCAATCACCTATCACGGTGCAATGAAGGCTGGTCTCGTGACCCATGTGTTCACGGTCTCGGTGATCGTAGGTCGTGCAGCGGAACGCACCGCACAAAACCTGATGGACACCTACCTGTCTTACGATAACGGGATCCGTGCCGCAATCGAAGCCGACACAACTTTGGGTGGATATGCCAGAACCTTGATTGTCGAAGAAGCAACCAACATCTCAACCGTAGACGCCAACGACACAACCTATCTGACGGTCGACTTCCGTGTCGTGGTGTATGCTTAGCCTATGGCAAAGTATCAAGTCGTCGAAGGCTTCACCGTTCTAGACAAACAATATCCAGCCACTATTGATGGCGACGAGATTGACCATCTAGACTCTCTTCTGCAATCGGGTCGCATTGTTCCGGTAGCGGATAAATCAACCTCGAAAGCCGACAAGGCAGGAGACAAATAATCATGGCAAAATTAGTTCTTACAAACTCATCGGTCACGCTCAACGGTACAGATATCTCCAGTAGTGTGGCTGCAATTACCTTAAGTACCTCGGCTAATGAGGTACCAACAACTTCGTTCGGGAGTGGTGGCGCAATAACCCGCGTATCAGGCCTCATCGACAATTCGGTGACACTCTCATTGCACAACGACTTCAACGCCATTGACGGACTCATCATGCCATTGATCGGCTCAACCGCAGTCACGATGGTTGTCAAAGCAGGTACTGCAGCGGTCAGCACGGCTAACCCGAGCTACACATTCTCGGTTCTTTGCACCGAGTTCACACCAGTCAATGGTGCCGTAGGCGAATTGAACACAGCCGATGTAACCTGGCCGATCAGCGGAACAATCACAAAAGCAACCGCATAATTCTTAACACTTAGGAGGTAGGAATGAAAATCAATCTAGAAGTCACATCGCTTGACTCTGTCACCACGAAAGTGACCGCACAGTTCGCCGACTTCATCGCATTCGAAAACGAAAAGAATCGATCAGTCGCAAACTTCCAAACAGAACTACGCCTCACCGATCTCGCCTGGTTGGCGTGGCATGCGGAGAAACGCACCAAGAAGACCGCGATGAAATTTGAGGAATGGATTGAGACTGTTGAGAGTGTGGAGGTTGGAACCGACTCTGCGGTGATCGTCCCTTTGGAGAACAATCAGCCCACTGGCTGATCGCATACCTCGCCTGCGAAACACATATCGCACCATCTCTACTTCTGCAAGAGTCACCTAGAATGCTCTATACGATGCTCGGCTATCTGCGCTGGAAGAGCATCAAAACCAGTCCACCGCAAAGGATCTAGTGATGGCATCAGCATTCCCGAATCTGCCAGGCGATATAGGTGGGACGCTTGGTCGTGCTGGTGAAGCAGCCGTCGCAGGCAATACGGTTATCGTCAAAGATCTGTTTGAAACTTTGCGAAAGTTCTCAAAGGCAAGTTCTGAGTTCAACAAAGAGATGCGTAAAGTGGCTTACACGATTGCGCGAGACTTAGAAGGCAAAGTCAAGATTGAAGCAGCCTCAGTTAGTCGAGCCAGTCAGGCGATACAAGTCGCCAAAGGATTACGGGCAAGCAACGACCGTATTCCGACAATCAAGTTGCGTGGCAAGGAATCATTCGTTTCAAGATCACGACCAAACAGCAAACGCAAAACCAAGGTGACTCGAGCCGACGTATTCTTCGGTGCCGAGTTTGGTGGTGGAGCCAGACGGACTACTTTGCAGTTCTTGCGACATCGCGGTCAGTCGGGCTACTTCTTCTGGCCGACCGTGCGCAAACGTAAGAACGAGATCGCCAAAGAATATCTAGAAGGCATAGACCGAGTAGTGAAGAAATTAGGACTTTGATACTTGCAATCCGCTCAGGATTCGCTATCCTGAACCTAGGAGGTTCTGCACAATGTTTGAAGTCGTCGGGTTCCCA